TATTACATTTGTTTTTGCTACATCTGAATATATTGTTAAATCATAAAAATGCCCTTCAACTAAATTTGAATAGGTATCATTATATACATTGTAGGTATCATTTACAATTTCAATATTACCAACACCATTAACTCTAGGTACCAATGTATAATCAACAGTTACATTTGTGCTATCATCTCTAATAGTCATATATGCAGTTGATACATAATCTCTAGGTATTATAGTAAATTGATTTGTGGCAGTTGTGTTAAATAATATCATTACTTATATAACGTATAAAAAATAGTAATTTGTAAAAACAAAAAAAAAGCACCCTATAAAGGATGCTTTCAATTCAAACTAAAAAATAAATTATACTCCCGTTGGGTTTATATATTCAGTTGATAGGGTTAAAACTTGTGATGCATCTAGAAAATAAGGTGCAGTTTCTTCCATACCCTCAAACGTTAAAGTAAAGCCCGAGAGGTCTCCAGCGGCAGCCCCAGTCACGACTGTACCACCAGTACATTCAGCACCGTTTTCTGCTCCAACTAAAAACCTATTAGAATAGTAATCTTCAACTACAATATAAGGTCTAGCTACTGCAAGTTTTTGTAATTCTTGTTGTGTTTCAGCATCAAGATATGTTAGTGTTAGATTTAAAGTTTGAGTATAAAATGTTGTTCCATTTTCTCTAGATGAAGTTACAGTTGTTTCTAAAGATGAATTTCCTTTTACATCATATTCAAACCAAGTTAGTGTTCCATCAAAAGTTGTTTCACCAGTTGCACCCACTGTAATATCTCCAATATTACCAAAGTCTGCAAATAGCACTTTTTTTATGCCACCAAAGGCACTTTTACAAGGTAGTTTTCTACCAGTTGTTAATGTACAAGCCATTGTTTTTATTTGTTTTAAAAAAAAAGGGGTGAGCAGATTACCTACCCACCCCTTTCTATTGATTAATTAATTAATTATGCGTAAGATACTATGTCAGATGCAATTCCAAATTGTACTGCACTTGTAAAACGCATTACCATTCTTACATTGTTTGAACCATCTAAATCTGCCATATCCAATGCCTTTACTTCGTTTGTTGAGTTTAGTAACCCAGTACCAAAGTATAAGTTAGAACGTTGTGCTACATACATTTTGTCATCAGATAAACCTGGTGATACAAAGATTTTAACACCGTTTACCGTTAGGCTTCCGTTGTTCCACCATTGTGTACCCATATTAGCAACACCATTTGCTCCTAAACCATTTGCTCCAAATCCACCAAGTGCTTGTACATATAGTTTAGCTGCTTTAGTTCCGATGTATAAGAATAAATCCTCTTTACCATATAATGCACCAGGTATTGCATCAACTACTTCTGAAAGTTTGTCAATGATGTTTGCAGATGTAAGTGCTACTGATGTGATTGCTTGTGCTGCTGGAACATCTCCCGCTGTTACTGCTGCTGCAATTAGTTTCTCAAACCCATCAAAAGAGTTGTTAGAACCTGCTGCCGTATCACCTTGCCAGATACAAAATTCTGTGTTCTGTGCTACCTCACTTGCAACGTGTGCAATCAAGAAATCAGAAAACTTTGGTGGTAATGTTTGACCAAGACCATAACCCATTGATTGTGCTTCCCAATCGTTTACAAAATCATACTTACAAAGTTGTAGGTTTACTTGTAGTTCTTTTGGCTCAATAATTCTTTCTGTTAGTGTGATAGTTGATTGTGGGTCAAAATCACAAGATGCAGATTGTACTATTGCACTTGTAGCTAATTTTTTGATTACTTCTTTAAAAGCAATGTTTGCCTTTACTGTTAAACCACCATCATCAATAGTTGATGCAGATAATAAAGCTGCTGCGATATACTCACCAGCAAACTCACCAGCATAAGTAGTAGTGATGTTAGTTGTAGTTGCTAAATTTACGTTTCTTTTATTCATTTTTATTTGTTTAATTTACTTAATACTCTATCTAAAGTTGTGTTAAATTGTCCTTTGGCAAATTGTACTTGTTTCTTTTGTGGTGTACTTGCTTCAGGATTGTGTTTAATTGGTTTAACTGCTGAAAGTTCTTCTTTTACTTCTTCTTCTTTTACTTCCTCGCTCATTTCTTCTTTAGGTTCTAACATAGCTTTAATTTCTTCAACCATTGTTTTAACCTCTGCTAATTCTTCTTTAGTAGCATAAGACATTTCTTCTTTTACTTCTTCTAAATCTTCAGTCTCTTCAACTTCTTCTTCTTTGGCTGGTACTTCATCAGATACTTCACGAACATCTGCAATGATACCTTCTTCTTCTACAACTACCAATCTACCATCTTCAAGGATGTACTCACCAACTGGCATTGCTACTTTTTCATCATCTGTTACAATGAATATTTCTTTACCTTTTTCAAATGCTTCTGCACTTACTACAGTTCCATTTTCTAACTTTTGTTCTTCAAGTTTTACCTCGATGTTTAAAAGTGTTTTTATTTCGTTTAACATTTCATTTGCTTTCATACTATTTATATAACGATTATTAAATTAAAATTTGCATTTTCAGTCTGTTCTTGTTATTACACCTATACCTTGTGCTTGAATAGAACCATCACAACAAGAGATAGAATACTTTTTAGTGTCCCAACATAAACAAGCACGACCACCTCCAGTAGGTGATGTTCTACTTGGTATAAATGTTTTATTTTTGTTGTTTCTTTGCATTTAGTTTACAAATTGCATTTTTAATGCTTTTAATATTTCTCTACTTGATTTGTCAATTTCTTTTAAAGTGTTAGAAATATCTGATTTGTAGTTTTTATATTTACCATCTAATTCAACACCTAAATCTTTTGCTGCATTTTCAAGTTCTTGGTATCTTGCATTTGCTTTTAAAAATGATTTACCAGCAGCATCATATTTATCCAACATATCTTTTAATGCAGTTTCTATTTTAAAAGAACCATTATATGCACTTGTAACTAATTTATTTGCATCATTATATTGTTTTTCAAAATCTTGTGCAATACCCAACTCAACCTTTTGTGTTGCTAATTCTGTTTTCGGTAGTTTGCTATAAACTTTTTCTATGTTACTTTTCATACTTATTTATTTGATTATTTTATATAGAATTTAAACCCTTTAATAATTTATCAACTTCATTTATATTTGATTTTATTTGAGTTTCTTGCGTTTGTAAAGTTTTTAATACATCTGTTGCGCCTAATTCTATTGCAGCTTTTTTAGTATTTTCTATTTTTTTTAGTAAAGATTTGTTAAGTTTTAGTGATTTTTCAGCAAGAGGAATAGCTTTAAATGCTAAATCAATAGCAGAAATTGCTCCAGAGTTTGCAGTTTTCATTTCTTCTTTAATATCATCAACTAAACCCAATTCTACCTTTTGTGCAGATAGTTCTTGTTTTGGTAGTTTACTGTAAACCTTTTGTATGTTACTTTTCATTTAATATATTTTTAATTTTACTTAATAATTCTTCACTTAATTGTTCTTCAACATTTTCTTTAGGTGCTTCCATTTTATCTGCAAAATAACCCTCAATAGAAAAACCCTTAACTTTATTTGTTTTAACATACTCATTCCAAACATCATCATTGTTTACTTTTACACTTCCCATCCAAGTACCTACTGGTACATCTAAACCATACATTGCAGATTTATCTTGTTCCTTACTTTCTACTATCCAGCTTTCAACCAATGTTAAACCATTTAATGCTTGGTTGTGTTCTAGTGTTGAATTACTTTGTTTACCATTCTGTAAGAACATTTGAGATGCTTTTACGATAGTATCTTTTGAAAAGTATATATAATACTCACCCTCACCACCATTACGGTAAATAGGCTTATTAGGTATTAATAAAGCACCCATTAGTATCTTCTTTTCTTTGTCTACTTCTGCTAACTTTATTTCTTGGTTCTTTAAAGCAACAAAATCACTTTCAATAGCTGGACTTTCTACAATAGAAATTGCATCTACTCCAATATCATCTTGTTCTTCGTCTAAAATAAGTTCAATTATCTTCATAAATATATAACGTGTTTAGTTTTTAATTTTGCATTTAGATACTTGCACCCTCAATAATGTTTCTATCTAGTTCTTGTGCAGTAGTTACATCATTACTTACTACATATGCTCTTGCTGGTCTT